TCTTTTTCCTCATTTATGGTCTGAGATGCCATAGCATTCATAGCATTTGCAATTGCTTCCTGAGCCAATTCTTTGTCTTTCCTACGACGCACTTTTTTTCCTTTTTGCCTTTTCTTCTTATCTCTAGCTTTGCTTTTTCTTATCTTCAATATTTCTTCACCAATATATTCATCAATCATATTATCCGATACTTTGTCAAGTGCTTCCTCTTCTAATATTTCATCATCAATAATATTATCCGATACTTTGTCAACTATTTCCAGTGCATTCTCTGTTAATGTTTCATCAATTATACTTTCTGGTGTTTGTACATCAATTGAATCAACCTCTTTTTCTTCTGTTTGTACTTCAGTCGAATCAACCTCTTTTTCTTCTGTTTGTATTTGTGTTGAGGCGTGTTCTTTATCAAAAATACTATTTTCTATAATATCTTTTAAAATTGTATTCGGAATAAGTTTTTCCCCCATTTTTAGATTTGTAGTTGGTGAAGTAAGCGTTTCGGCGGTCTCTATTTCACGACGGATCTGTTCAACAGCGTTTATCGCTTCCTGATGACGCGTCTGCATCTCAGGAGTTCCATCATTGTTTGATGCGATTTGAGCCAATTCTTCCTGTGCTTGTGTGAAAGAGGCAATAAGCTGTGGGCTTGCCTTTCTTGGTTTAGAAATCCAACGCTCAATCTCTTCTCTTTCGTATGTAATTCCATCTTCTGCAATTACTGGGTATTCCATGATCTCAAGTGAAAGTGGACATTCAAAACGCATTCTATCGTTTTCATCATTTACAGATATTACTCCCCCTTCTTGTGACTCATTCATATTATAGATGTATATATAAATATAGTATTCTTATTAATTCATACATAATAATATGATTTAAACACATTTTATGAGAAAATATATAAAATATTGAGATGGAATCTCAAATCTCTACCTTATTTAACAGTGTATTATCTTCAATTAAAGATTATGAAGATAGAACTAATAAACAGATTTCAAATCACGATAATATTATAAGGGAAAAAAATCAACAAATCAAAGTATTAAATGATTTAAAAGAAAAACAACAACAAGAAATGAATGATTTTTTAAAAGTTTCATACGCAAAACGCTGGAAAAATGCTGCTGAAGAGTTTGAAAAAAAAAATATTCACCTACAAGACAAAATTGAATCTCTTACACGAACAAATGAAAAATTAAATTCAAAATTAGATTCATTAACCGAACTTGTATCTGAAGAAACACAAACAGAATGTGATACATCCGTACAAATTAATGATGAAATACAATCTGAGGAAAAAGAAATTACAATTAAGACAAAAAAAGGAGCAATTTATATTCTAAAAAATGGTCAATTACTAAAAGATAATAAACTTGTTGGAGAAGTTGTTACATAAAAAAATTTCGATCTACCAATTGTATTGAGTATTTCATGAAATTTATTAAACACTGCGCAGTGGCAGGCTATGAGCAATCTCTTGTAAGCATAAATGCTCACTATTGCAATAGCTCCCAATACGTCTAACGTATGTTCAATAAATTTCACGAAAATACCCAATAAGGCAGATACTTTCTCTTTGTTCTTAAATGAACATATAAACACTTTTTAATTGCTTTTCGTTTACTGGTCATAGCGTATTAGCATTGACTAAGACCCCCGGCCAGGATGCGTCTCTACTGAGCTCGCAATCTTAGTCACTAATATCTATATGACAACCCACCGTAAACCAAGTGTAGGATAGCACGTGTTCCGCTCCTTGTTCAGGTCGACGGAATCACGATGCTGAAATTAGTTGTCTGGGAATGTAGTCCCCCAGTTTACGAAAAGGCATTTATATGTAAGAACTTTTGGTTGGCATCAGCCAAACCCCGGCATAAGCGTCCATACCACGACGAACTTACTGGAATCTCACCAATAAGTCCGAAAAGCCGACTTTGCCACAATGCCTCCTCACGTCCAAGTATTTAGCTCCCTATTAGTCAAGAGAACTGTCGAGGGTAACCCATATTACGCCGATAAATCAGGAAGAATCAATCACATTATTTCGCCTAATCCCGTTAAATATCAATCGCAATTATTTCGTAATAAGCGTATGTTGACATACTAGAATTACGTAAATAAGCAATCAGAATATTTCGTCCAAAGTCGTTAAATAAAGCGATGTATTCGTCCTTAACGCTACATCGAATGATTTATCCTTAAATTGATACGCACCTTTAGGTGCCTCAGTACAAATACTTTTTTTGACTCCGCCCCCACAATTTCTTTTCTATTGCGTTGGCTAATGCCATACCATATTCTAAGGAATGCCTCTGCGGTATTCCTCAGAATATTATAACTTAAAGACCTTTTATAGAATCTTTAAGATTTTGTTCGGTACAAACTCTAGGTTGAAACTTCATTAGTTCATAGTTCGTTACACAATTCATATTGTAATATAAATCGGCAATATCCTCTCGAATATCTTGTTGGAATTCAAAATCCCTACAACGACTCAACTCAACGTTCAACTTAGAAACCTTCTTTTGTGTATGTACACAAAAGTTATCATACATACTACATATCTCGCGTAATAGGATATTATGTCCTATTTCACGAGATTCAGTAATTGGATGAGGAGTAAACTCCTTCATAAGATTAACTACATCTGAACCAAACTTAGTGTCAAACACATACAATGCGTTTGTATACATAATCGTATCCGAAACGTATTATATGCGATTTGACAATTTAAACATACTTAATATTATCATCTAAGCAATAAAAACAATCATTTTTTTATTTTTTTGAAGTTTTCCTTACTAATTTTCTATTTTTTCTTCTGGTTTTTAGCTTTTTACCACCACTCATATCCATACTTTCCATCATACTTTCAAGATCATCCCCTTTCTTTTCCTCTTCTACATCAGCCCCTTGTCTGGCTCTCTTACGTTCCGCGACACGTTGATCCTTAGTGCTAGTTACACTAACACCCACATTTTGATGTCTCAAGTATCTACTGAGAATCATATGTTGGTCATCTACATCTAATTTAATTGTTAATGGAAATTCTTCTGCAGAAACTCTTGCTCTCCATCTTCTTGGTTCTGGTCCATGCATCTTCTCAAATGTACCTTTTGCAAGATACTTTTGTAATACATCCTTACTTTCTGGACTAATTTTATCCCATTCCGATGGAGTTCTTATTGAATAAACTTTTATAGCTCCATCCTCTGTAGATGCACTTGGTTCCAAATTAGCTTCTAATGCTTCGGACAAAGATTTGTACATACCATCATCTAATATAAATGAATCCGAATAAAGTACTCTTTTTCCAGCTTTAGCTTTCAAAGCTGCACATTCTTTTTCAAGCTTTTGTAACCTTTCTTGTAAATTTGAAGCACCTTCTTCAGTTGACATTATATAATTATAATAACATATAAAAATGTATTCTAAGATATGTCCGGTAATATTGCTCTTACGATCATCTTAAGAGATTATCAGGTAATACCAATAAGTACTAAATCAATACTAAAAAATTTCAAAATTATAGAGGATAATTCTGAATTGATTATCAGTTCTGAATATCCTGGGGGTAATATACAGGAGTTAATTATCTTAATTAAGGGATTTACAAAAAAAAATACATATAAACTTAAGAATTTGATAAGTGATATCTCAGATATACCTTTAACTAAAGATACCTCAAATATACCTGTTACTAAAGATATATCTGATAATATAAATAGTCGGATTAGAAGACCACTTGGTCTAGTTAATGGAGGTGGAATTGATTCAATTCTTGATAAACTCTCGTTACTATTATATATCTTCTATGGCTCTTTGATTTTTGAAGATAATTTCTTCGAATTAAATACTATACAAAATGATACTGTAGAACAAAAAGGTGGCACAAAACATACAAATGCTTCTGCTTCATTTTTGGAACCATCTAAAGAGGATGCGGTATATTCGGAAATCACCGATAATAAGGCTAATATAGAAGATCATGAATCTTGGATTATGAGCAATGATTCAAGAAGAGAAGTAATTGGTGTTAGATTATATCAAAAAGGTGGTACATCAATGTCATTTGCCATTAAATTAAGTGTTAATAAACACTTGTATACACCATATCGTAGAGAAATTATGATTTATCAGTCACTATATAATTCACCTAATAAGAAATGGGACGTTGAAAATGTTGTTAAATATTATAATCCAACTCCAACAGTGTCCCCATCATCAAATCAATCAGATTTTAATGTTCATGACAATATAACAAGTCTAAACATAACTAAAATAGATGAAAATGAGGAAGATACAATCACTATAGATATCGAAAATATTGGTAAAATATTATTAGATATTTCCGATTATATTGATATCGGCGAAGAACAAAGACCTATAGGATCAAGTGAAGAAGAATGGTATATAGCTGGTCGCAAATGTATATATTTTGTTACTGAATGGGATAAGAACTACAACACTCTTGAGAATTATTATAATGTTATACCTCCCAATGAAAGAAACAGTTTTATGTTGAAAATATATGAAAATGTAACAAATACGCTTAAGGATTTATCTGATATTGTATCATTTTATCATGGGGATCTAAAGGCAGATAATGTTTTATGTAATCTAAACGGTGATATTCGAATGTTTGACTTCGACTTTTCAGGTATATTGGACGAAAATGTTGGAGGGTTTTTACCTGTTAAAAACGGTCGGGTTGTTAGAATGATTAATAAAGTCAAACACATATCATCTGATTCCAAATTAGCTGAAAAATCATGGTCTGATGAACATAAAGCTCTAATAGAAGTTTTTCGTGTGTATTCACTTCTTACTAATGCACCTCGTGGAACGTACCCCTCTCGTGATGATCCGATATATTCTGTCCTAGAAGAGAAAAAATTTCGTAGTTTGATGGGAACATATCCAACCCAAGAGGACCGTTATTTTATGTATTTTTATGACTTACACAGATTTACTACGAACAATACCTTCCACCTAAGAATTTCCCCAGATTTTATATCCCAGCAAGGTTTATTTTTGTCGAGTGTGCCATCGATGAAAAATTCCTTCAGCAGTGCCGGACTCAGCATCGAAACATTCTATCAAAAACTATATATTTCTGTTCGCACAGCAGTGTCATTTATGGAAAGGCAAGATGATTGGAATGAGGAAGCAATGAGATCATCACGAATAATTTATGATAACCTCTTGGATATTAACTTTAAACAAAGCTTTAATTTACACGATAATAGCTTTAAGAATAAAATACATTTTGGAAATAATACAGATGATATTTTGTCTATATCAAGTAGCTTCCTAAACACACCAGACACTGGACACGAGAGTTATGAGACTAAAATACAAGAATCTTCAGATGAAGAAAAAAAGCAAGAATCTTCATATGAAGAAAAAACATATAACAAATATGAAAATAATATGGAAATAGAAAACATTACCGGAACATTTTTTCCAACTAATAATTTTATAGATTCTCCTCAATCGTGGAGAGATCCAACTTCAACAGATCGAATGGAAGATGAATCAACCCATGTTCCTTACCCTTTCTCTCCGATAGATGTACATAAAGATCATGATGATCAATTATAACTCATTATCGCTTTGTTCCCAATCTACTGATTGGGAATCATTCACAAACTCTTTCATTTCAGATTTATCGGTTCTATATCCATCGTTATCATCGTTATCATTATTTATTTCTTCTCCTTGCTCTGCTTGTTCTTTTACTACAGATATTATTTCTTTATTCTCAGTATCACATACTTCTTTCTTATCAACATTTTCAATTGTATTCTCTTTTTCATCACGATCTTTAAGTATATCAACCACCTTATTCCAATGATCCCATGGTGAAACTAAATAAGGAAAATTTGTCATAAAAACCTGCGCACCTACTACTGGTATATCCTTCCACCTTTTTACTATTATATCTATCTCACTACTCATCGTTTATTATAACTTATGTGTTTCTTCTTATTCGTATTTTTAATTTCTTTTTGTTTTTCCTAAAACGGCAAATTTTAATATAAATATAGGTAATGCAACATTACAAAATAGTATTATATGTAATACTTTCAGTTGTTTTAATAACAACTTTAGTTTTACTCAGATCAAGCAAAAAACAAAAAGAAAAAATTGCTAACAAAACGTCATTAGAATTGTGGTTAGGAAAGAAGAGAAGTTTAGAAGACACAGCAACAGAAAAAAAAGGTATATTAACTACCATTGAAGGTGAATTACCTGGAGTTTCTTACACCATGAATATTGAGATTGAAAAATGGTTACATAATAAGGATACCCATTTTAGAGAATTATTAACTCATGGAAATGGTTCGTTTGGGTTCCTTGAAATAAACGATCTACTTAGTATAGCTATCGATGCTCATAAAAATGATATAATTATTGAGGTTAATACTAAAGTTTTTGATCCAAGAACTAATACAGGAACTGACAAATCTGTAGAAAGTTGTATTGCTCAAGCTGAAGGTGATGATACAATCGTATCAGATCCTACATTTAAAATAAGAATACCCCAAAGACTTACTTTGAAATATTTCCCAATAGCTAAATATTTCCATATTGCTATTGTACTTACCCAAAATCGCGTAGATGCTTATATGGATGGTAAACTTGCTGTAACTAAAGTATTTAACGGTAATGTTGTAGAACCAAATACACAGGTTACTCTCCCATTCAAATGGCGTCAAGGAAAACCAATAAAAGCATATGTGTCAAATTTTAGATACTTTAATACCGAATTAGATGTAAGTACAGTTAAAGAAATTTATCAAATGGATATTAATCCAAATGGCAATACAGATTTACCAGCCGACGATAGTCTACAAGAAGACTCAGACTATCAAGAAGATAATCGTCAATTATCTGGATGTAATTAAAACTATCGCAATTAAAATAAGAACTAAACTTATATCAATTAAGTATGAAGAGATTTAATCATTTTTCTATATTATTTATTAGTATTTTTTCTATCTTTAAAGGAAATAGTATGACAATGCCCTATAAATACCCATATGATCCGCGAATACATAACTTTGGTAATGTTGGAGTTGGTGGTAAAATTCACGCAAGCCTTGCAAGACCTATTACAAAATTAATTGATATTGCCGCCTATAGTGGTGAAGACATTCGAGATATTATCGTTAATAATTTAAAAGATGATGTAAAAGCTGTTTCTGATTGGTGTTGTGGTACTGGTATGTCCACAGACGCTTTACGCAAAAAATTTAAAAATTCGGATATTATTGGTGTAGATACTTCCCATGAAATGTTAGATGTTGCACGTAGATTCTCTACTTCAAAAGCAAAATTTATTTGGGGAGATGCAGAAAATGTAAAATTACCTAATCCAGTTGATCTTATAACCATTATGTTTGCCTTTCATGAAATACCTCAACATGGTCGTCTTAAAATTTTAGAAAATGCAAGAGAAAATCTAACTGAAAATGGCAAATTATTAGTCGTTGATATTGATATCTCTTATAAACCATCCAGAATGATGTTAAGCGGTGAACCATATGTTTTGGATTATATCAAAAATATTCGTTCGGATATTATGTCTATATTTCCTATCGTTCAAGAAAAAGTTGCAGTTCCTGGTCATGTTAGACAATGGTTAGTTTCTAAATAATTATTTAATTGCTTATATATTAATAGATGAAGACACGTAAACGTCTCAAATATACAAAAAATACTAGAAAAAAAACACGTAAAACACAATATGCTGGTATGTATTGTTATTTAAATGATAACATACAAGAATTATCACCTATCTATTTAGCAGGAAATGACAATGGCGTTATCACCAAAGGGGAGAAAGGGCAAGTTATAAATTTAAACTGTTGTTGGATGAATTCTGCATTATACGCCTTCTTAGCTCATGATCAAGTTTATAATATATTAGAACAAAGAGATCATACCAGTTTTGAACTACAAAAAAACGAAGATAGAGATGATCATTCCCTTTATGAGTTAGCAATTATGGTAAAGGAATTTAGAGATCTCGGGGATGCTCCTCCATATACAGCGGTTCGCTGGGATGCATGGAGTTATCATGAATTATACAAATTAATTAAAGAAAAATACAATTTTATGCCAGAAGATTTTCCACGATTCGGAGATTTTGGAGATGTAAGAACTATATTCGAATTATTTTTAAATTTGTTTGAAAGAAGATCTAAATCCAAGCAAAACATTGAAAAAGTTAAAATAGGATGGGAAAAACTAATCGGAAATCACGGATATGTTAACAGTCTACAAGAATTATGTGATTTTTTAAACCAAAATGAAGGATATACATGTGTTTCTTTCACTAAAACGTGGAGATGTATTACTGAAGTACAAACCGTCTCAGAGGATGAAGAATTTGATGCATTTCATTTTGTTACATATGCCAGAATTAATAAAAATAAATGGAGATTTTTCGATAGCGGTAATACAGTAAAGGATGTAAGTTTAGAGCAAACTATTCTACCATTTTGTCCCAAAGGAAAAGCCTACTATATTAGTGGTCTTTTCGTAAAGAATAATATTTTGCAAGAAGATAATAAGGGAAAACAAGAAGAAGATAATAAGGGAAAACAAGAAGAAGATAATAAGGGAAAACAAGAAGAAGATAATAAGGGAAAACAAGAAGAAGATAATAAGGGAAAACAAGAAGAAGATGAAGAACTACAAAGAGCTTTAGCGCTATCATTAACCGAAAATCAAAATGAATCTGAAGAAATGCGCTTGGCAAGACTTGCAGCAGAAGAGAACGCATTACAATTGGGTGATGAGGATGATCTCGCTACAGTCAAATCAGATGATGATAAAGATGCTGATTGGTCTTCAGACAACCAATCATCCAGCTCCTCATCATCCAGCTCCTCATCATCTCCCACACAAGATGTCGTTCCTCAAGTCAACCAAACCTCCGAGGAAGATAACGGTGATAACGAATTCGAAGAAGCCGAGATACTCTATATGACAGGAAATTATGAAAAAGCTTTCCCTTTATTGCGTGAAGCCTTAATTAAATATATGCTCCTACAAGGCAATATATCACATAACCCTCCCGTTTTAGATAAAGATATACAATTCATAGAGGAAAATCTAAAAAAAGTGGATACAGAGCTAAAAAGGCGCAAGGAAGAAAGTATGAAAGAACAGATTGCCATAGATAAGGAGAACGCTGAAGCAGAAGAGTTAAGACTTGTTCAAGAAAAAGAAAAGGCTCAAGCAGATCTTGATGCAAAAAATAAAGAATTAGAATTAGCAAAAAAGAAGTCTGATGAGGAGCGTACCATATCTGAAGAATTTGAAAATTTACGTATTCAAGAAGAAAAAGAAAAGGAACGTATTCAAAACGAACAAGCTGAAGCTGAAAGAAAAGCTATTGAAAAGCAACAAGAATTAGAAGCCAAAGTTGAAGAAAATAAAAATATGCTCCTTTTAGCCCAACAAGCTGAACAAAAACGGATTCAAGACGAACAAGCTGAAGCTGAAAGAAAAGCTATCGAAAAACAAAAAGAATTAGAAGCCAAAGCTGAAGAAAATAAAAATATGCTTCTTTTAGCTCAACAAGCTGAACAAAAACGTATACAAGATGAAGAAGCTGAAACTAAAAGAAAAGCTATTGAAAAACAAAAAGAATTAGAAGCCAAAGCTGAAGCTGAAAAAAAACGTATACAAGATGAAGAAGCTGAAACTAAAAGAAAAGCTATTGAAAAACAAAAAGAATTAGAAGCCAAAGCTGAAGCTGAAAAAAAACGTATACAAGATGAAGAAGCTGAAAATAAAAGAAAAGCTATTGAAAAACAACAAGAATTAGAAGCCAAAGCTCAAGAAAATAAAAATATGCTTCTTTTAGCTCAACAAGCTGAACAAAAACGTATGCAAGATGAAGAAGCTGAAACTAAAAGAAAGGCTATTGAAAAACAACAAGAATTAGAAGCCAAAGCTCAAGAAAATAAAAATATGCTTCTTTTAGCTCAACAAGCTGAACAAAAACGTAT